CAGGGCGACGCGGGGATGCACCGAACGCAATGAAGCTGTCGATGAACCACGTACGGCTGATCTTGTCGAACCACACGTCCGAAGTCAGGGGGATCGTTTCACCGACAAGCAGTGCCATCGGGTTGGTAACGATTGCCACGACTTTGGCCTCGGGGGCGGACCAGTTATAGGACGAGCCTAGTTTGTGTGCCGGAATTGCAGCATTGGGAATGCGTGCAGTCATTTCGATTGGCACACCTTTGATGGTCTTGACTTTACCATCAGCGAAGTCGCCATTCGCACGCGAGAAGCTGCGGTCGATCAGCTTGTCGCAGTTCAACAGCACGTCATAGTGCGTTGGGCGCAGGAACACGTGCGACATATCGGTGTCGATATCTTGCTCCTGTTGGTAGGTGATGATAGAGGCGATCTGTGCGTATAGCAGATCAGGGTCCAGTTCGTCACCAGCCGCAGCATGGGTCTTAACGAGGCCCGGACCAATGGAACCATTCAGGCCAGCAGGTGCAGCAAGAGCAGCGCCTTTGGCAGCTTGGATCAATAGTGCTTCATCGAAGAACTTGCCGATTTCCTTGCCGTGGTCCTTACCGATTTCCGCACGAGCATTGAAGTTGATTTGGAACTCGTTCAGTTGCGAGCGGTTGTCGCGTGCAATGATCGTGGTATCAACGGTGACGCTGACACGACCGAATGCGGTCTTGGAAGGATCTGGCGGAACACCATCAACCAGCGCCTTAAGCGTGGTCTTACCAATGCGACGATTGATCAGGGTGTCCGTACCAATAACGGGTTGTACCGTTACGAATTGCCGCATCATAGATGCTTTGGCGAATTGACCGTCCACTACACCTGCGTAGTGTTCGATCATCTCGGAGCGGGCTAGGTCCGAAAGTGCCGTGCCGTCAATAGCTGGATAGGGCATCTGTTATTCCTTATTGTAGTGTTTGATTAAATACCTTGTTGCTTGCCCTTTTGGCGTGCATCAAGTAATGCGCGGCGAACAGGTTCTGGGATGTTACCCCGGTGTTCCTTGTTTGCCTTCTCAAGCTGGTCCGCATACTGGATGCTGGTCAGCGGCACGAACTTGTTATTCACTGGCGGCTTACCACCCGGAATAACCTCCGTTTTAGCGAGGGTCGAGTTGCCATCGGCAGCTTCATACAACCCTTTCATTTCTTTTGCAGCCAGTCGAGCCTTAACTCCACCACTGTCAATCATCTCGCGCAGAACCTCTAGGTCCGCTGCGGGTACACCTTTTTTGGCCCAATCAGCAATAGCCTTCCAGTTGGCTTCGCCGCCAACCTCTGTGTGCATAGTTGCAACGATGGCTTGTGCAGCCTCACGTTGTTCCTTCACGAAGTTCTTCGCACCCTCGATGATGATGGTTGCTTTGTTCTTGCCAACCTTGGCTTCCAAAGCAGCAGCATCAATCTTGGTCGGATCACCTGCTTTAATTGCATCGAACATCAAAGCCTTGGCTTCATCAGTCGATACACCAGAGTTCTGCAACAGCGCCAACACGGCATCGCCTTGTGCGCTACCAGTGCTGCCCCAAACATCGACATCGAGTTCTTTGTCGTCATTGGGTTCTTCTGCTTTGGCTTTATCTGCTGCATCGGCAGCGGCCTTGTCGGCTACTGCTTTTGCTTCCGCTGCTGCCGCATCTGCTGCAATCTTAGCTGCGGCCTTAGCTGCATCATCTGCGGCTTTGGCATCGGCAGCGGCTTGCGCTGCTGCATCAAGTACCACAGGCTCCTTGGCAACGGGTGCCTTTGGTGCTGGATTGCCGAGGGTGTCGAGTTGGGCTTGTTCAGCCGGATCGCCTACTACTGGTTTGTCATCTGACATAGATTATCCTTTTGCCGCGCCCTTGGCAACTTCCGTTTGCACGTTCTGTTGCGTCTGCATTTGCATGAGGGCTTGTTGTTGTTGTTGCTGTTCGGCAGCACGCTGCTTGAGTTCATCATCAGTTAGCGTGAATTGATCGAATGGAAGATTGCGGTTCATAAACAGGAACTTCGCAATACGGGTTGTACTAAGCACACCACGTACATCCTCTGGTACACCGTTGAGCAGGCCGAGGTCTGAAAGCGACATCCGCAAACTTTCAAGTGCAGTCTCTTGCGAGAGAGCATCAATGCCAGTGCTGATCTTAACTTCCAATACATCTGGGATACTTTCGTCTACCTGCGACATCGCCCACTGCGCTTCCTTCATCTGCCACACCAAACTCATGGTGCTATACAGACCGCCGTATGCGCTTTCAATCTCTTTGGCGAAGAACCGGATTTCTTCTGCGGTTACTCGCTCTGCATCTCTAACGCCACCGCTAGACATAAGGAATGCCTGTGACACCGAGCGTTCCATGCGTTCAATGGTACTCGCAAGTACCTGCATGTCTTGACCCTTCTGCCTACCAACTTCAGGTGACGTGATGTCGCCCTCGTTGCCATAGTGGAAGCTGCCGCGCTTGCTCTTGATCAATTCGGCGATGTCAATGACGCTGCCCGGATTGACTAGAAACTTGATGTCCGCTGCAATGCCGAATAGTTCCAGCAAAGCTGTGGTACTAACGTCGATAGCGTTGAATGCCGCGATGTTATCCTCTACCAAGCCACGCCCGTAATGCTCACCTTTAGCAAGCGTCCACGTCAAGGCAATGAGCGGGAAGTCCTTCTCAGCTATCATGCTGAAACTTGGCATAGGTGTGTCGTCAACCGCTTGGGTAAACCTCCACCGCTTGCCTTCACGCTTCCATCGGCTGTACACAGTTACGATGTCATTGTGTTTTGCACCTACGCGCTGCGCTCTTACATGCGCCTGTACTTCTGGCTCTAGGCCATCAAGACGCGATATGTCACGCAGGATGATGTCGTACACTTCCCCGTTAAGGCCACGGAAGCAACCGAAGTCACGCACCCCGTATACCACTCGGGTATTGTCGGGAAGCCTGCGGATAGTTGCATTGCCAGTCACAATCAAGTGCTTGGCAGTTTCAATAGCCATCGGCCTGTACTTGACCATGTTCAGTTCTGTCATCGCAACTTTGGTGACTTGCATACCACGTGCAGCAATGTCCACCTTTTGTTGATCAATTACCTTTTGTTCCACGGTCTTGGACAAGGCAAACTCTACCTTTGGGTTCAGGTCCACCTTAAAGAACGGGCGGTCATGAGGGAACATTGTACCGATCAGCTTGTGTGCGAGGAAGTTGATAACTCGCGGGCCAATCATCACGTTCGCATGTTCCTGCTCTGTGTTACCAGAGTTGTCCTGCGGGCAGATAGACGGCACCGTTAGCCGTGCATATTCCTTGCTACGTTCTACAATGTCGCCCTTAGCCAAGGCCATAGCGGCCCATACAGAGGAAATCTGTGTGTTGTCCTCATACATAGGTTGATTGACTGCGCGGTAATCCATTACAGACCGCCGACGCTAGACGCTGATACACCACCAGTTAATAAGGCACTTCCGGGTTTGTTTCCGCCACCAACTCTTGTGGCACTTGTTCGGGATCGTGACTTGGGATCATCCGTACCAAGTTGGAAGTTCGGGTCCTCTTTCTGCAATGGTGCTTCCAATGCTGCTGCTTCCCGTGCTGCCGTCTCTTGTTTCTTCGCCTGTTTCTTGGCGTCATTCTTTGCCTTGTTCGCGCTGGCAACGCCTGCAACACTTGCTGCTGCGCCGACTGCCATAGCCAATGCCGTTAGGGCAACCATGCTAATCTCCTAGTTTCATTGTCCACACTTGCTCTTGCGGTTCCATACCGCATCGTTGCATAAGTGCAGCAGCTTGGCTTGGAGACGCAGTAAGCGTGCTAGCGGTTATTAGGTCAACGCCTAACCGTTTGCCCTCGTTGATAAAGGCTGGTAACAACATGCCTCCCGATCTATCGGTAGCATACCATCCCAATTCTTGTAGCACTGTGCAATGCAGCCACGGATGTTCCGTTACTACACCGATAATGCCCCCGGTGATTACACCATCGCGTTCTGACACAATAGCCACACCATTGCTAATGCAGTTGATGATCATGTCATGTACAACCCATTCCTTGATAGGAAACAAGCCGTACTCTTTACCAAACTTACATGCTAGCTTATCTAGCGCATGAGTGTCTGGTCCTAAGGCCGCTTTCCGAATGACCATTGTGCTTTACTCCGCTGTTGTGGAATTGCCTCTGGCTTCTCTACCGGAGTTTCATCTGCATCGAGTTCACGTGCTTGTGGTATCGTATTCAACACCAGAATACGTAAGTCCCGTTTGCATTGTTCATAGCCCATATCGAATGCTGAACTCTCACCAGTAAACCTACGTGGTGCATAGAACAGTATAATCCGCTTGATGAACGTATGAGATACTGATCCGGTACGTTGAGATGTTATCTCTGTCATTTCCTGAGTTTCTCCAAAGCTGTTAGACTTTCTTCATCTAATCGGCTCCTTATAGCATTTGGTATGATCAAGCCTAGTGCTACATATTCGGCACATAGTTTGACTGTATCCATCATGCTGAGATTGTTATTGTTATCCATGTGGGTATCCCAGTGTTAATCTAACAGGATATATAATCGACAACTGATAGACCCTATGTCCAAAAGCGCGAAACTTATCCTTACTACACTGGGATACCGATTAGGAAAAGAAGTACTTCGAGTTGATAACCTGAGTTACATCAAGAGTACCCCTCGGTGGCGGGTCCGGTAACTTCACGCCGGCTGTGATTTGTACGTGACGTTTGAACTCACCAAGAACATCGTGGTTGGTATACAGGTCAACAAACGACGATCTGATGCACTGGTGCATTATCTCGATGTCTGCTGCATGTGTTCCGTATTCATCGTGGACCATAGCAAAGGATGTGATCCCTCGGTCCAGCATTGCATCAACCGTCATGCACTCATGTGTTGCATCGCAGTTGTGTACGAAGTTAGGTGACGAGCCGTTCTGCATTACTCGGCCATCAAGTTCCCCGGTTGGTAACTCGATCACAACTCGCATCCGGCCAGACAGATATGTGGTTACAACCTCGGCCTTCATCTTCTCGTTACGCTGTTTAATAGGGAACCCAAGCACGGATTTGAACAGTAGTGGCTTGTTAGCCTTAGCCGCAATACCCGCACACTTCCTGATCCATGCCATCGCAGCACGGGCAGCGATTACCACGTCCCCAATGCTCTGCCACAATAGCGGCGTTAAGAACAGCGCGTGCTTGAATGCCGTAGCCTGCGGGAAGAACCCATTCGCATTCTCCGTATACCACTGCATGATACTGTCGCAGCAAGATCGCTCCGTGGAACCGTAGGGCAAGGTCATCACTGGTTTCTTGGTAAGTTGTCGTGGCGCACCCGGCATACCTAAGCTGTGAAACAATGCAAGCCAGTTCCCTGCCGCCTCGGACGTAGGTGCCATAGTACGCAGCTTGGCAGTCATTACGTCTGCTACGCGCTGGTAGATGTCCGATGGTAGGTCGTGTGGTATTAGGTTTACCGCAGAGCCGCCCACACTGTCGGACAACATCGCGGAGAAGTGCTGTAATCCATTGCATGATCCATCCATCCCTATGGGCAAGTACGACTTGTACTCTTTGGGGTTGCCGTTGGTTGCGTTGTTGAACTCGATACACCACGCGAGGAATTGGTAGGGTTCATCGGCCTTACCCCATACATCGAGATTTCCAAGGGGATTTGTCGCACACTCTTTCCACGAGGCTGTGTTATCCTCAATCCATTTAACCCGATCATCGAAACTGATCTTGTCTTTGCCATATCGGTTCGCCCCTGCTACTCGGAACCAGTACCACCCGGATGCGCCTAGCTTCTTGCCTTCTGCAAACTTAAGCAGCCCCTTGGACATGCCCGTACCTTGTGGGGATAGCCCGGATGTTGCGGGGTACATACGCCCACGGAAGTCGCAGCGGTATACGTACCAGAAGTCTTTGCCATCCATCTCACGTGCCATTCGTATTACCCGAGCCACGTTCACAATGTTAGCCTTGCGGTCTGCTTCCAATTCATGTACCACACGCATCTCTGATTTCCATTCCAAGAACGCATGTAATTCATCGCTACCTTCTGCGAGGTCTTTGGCAACCTGCCCTTCTGTGAGCGGGCACGGCGGGAACTCGTATGGGTCTGAGCGAGGCACGCCTACTTCGAGGTTGTTGTGCATCACTTCTTCCAGCACTCGCAACACAGCGGAATTAACACGCCACGTGGTATCTTGCATCGCATTGATCGCACGGTAAACAGTGGGCATCTTCGCAGCGTTGTAAATCTCCAGCCACTTCCGGCTACGTGCTGTTGCCAGCGGAGACTTGATGATCAGCGGTGTCATGCTGCGCATAGCGGGAGTGATGTACCCGCCGTTCTCCGCATCGGTCCATGGATCTGGGGGAATGAGCATTGGCATCCGATCAGGGAACATAAGCGACATCTCATTGTCGAAGTTCTGTATCCATGCGAGGCACTTATCTGTTGGGCGGATGAACGTCCCGCCTTTCTTCTGGCTTGCAATGGTGTGTATCTCAAACAGATCGCAGACCTCGTTAGCAATCTGGATCATGCGCTGACCAATGCGGTATCTTTGAACTGGTGCCCAAGATGGGATAACTTTGCCCTGCTGCAACCGCATACTGCCGTCGATACTGTTCTTCTTGTACAGTCTGGAGTACGTCTGCTTCTGTTCGATCTTGCGTACAATCTCCTCGAAGTACTGTGTGTACTCTGAGTGGAACTCACCCATTGCAATCTCGTCCTCAATGCGTTGTCCAATAGCTGCCGCAGCCGCTGCTAGTGGATACCGCACATTATGCAGTTCTGATAGCAGCACTTTAAGCGTGATCATAGACAGCGCCAATGGGTCCAACATACGAAGCATTTTCTTATCTGAACTGTCATGGCTGTACTGTGTGATCTTGATTGACTCAACAATTCCGTCCGCAAGTGCCTTAACATAGTGGCCCATCATTCGACGTTCCGCTTGCGCCTCGTCACCACGTCCGTTGTCTCTAGCATCCTGCTGGTTCGCGAGGAACCTTTCGACCCCTCGCGATGCCATTAGGTTTTCCCACTCGATCTGCTGAGTGAGTTCAACCGTGTCGTTCATGTAGCCACCTTTGCTGCTTTTCTTCGTTTAACTGCAAGAGCATTGCGTGCTAGCCGCTTTTCCTCCGCAGTCTTGTGGGTTGGATGCAAGTACTTTGTTCTGGGTACACTGTGGTACTCCCAGTACGCAGCCATCCTCTGCAAGTATGCAACTGGGTTTTCCTTGGCACCTGCCATCAACACGCGGTTGTTGACCTGTCCCTCGAACCTGTTGCACGCCCTGCATAGTACGCCCCTGATAAAACCTGTGGTGTGGTTGTGATCAAGACATCCAACTACTTTACCGCTGAACTTTCTTAGGCATATCGGACACTGGTTTCCCTGTGCCTTTTGAATGATAGCCCGAGCCTGTTCAACCTGTGTGGTCTTTAGACGGATCGTTTCAGCCATGCCACAACGTCATCCGGGTCCTTGCTCAGACGCATCCACAAGCAGCGCATGTCGCCAAGCAGGGCTTGTGTAGGTGTCACATCAGCAGATGTCTGCCAATGCTTGAACTGGTAGCCAGACTTGGTTGCCACATTGGTAAACAGATCGCGCACAACCTCGAACGCTTCCTTGTTGGACTTCACATCGGCCAGTGCATTGTATGCCCCGACTTGTCCGCATGGTTTTGTCTTGTTCCATGCAGCTTGAATGCGGTCGGTAACTGACTTCTGCATGTCAGGCAAGCCCATGATGCGGACGTTCTGCCCATGCAGTTCTGGGTCTTTCAACCGCTGCACATCCCATCCAGACATAGCGGGCAAGCCTTGGATGTTGTCCACGGTATCGCCCATCAGGCATTGTGCCCAGAAGAACTTTGGTCCATAACCTACGCATTTCTTGCTGGATTTAGTGTCGTCAATCCAGATAGTGCCGAAGTCTCCGGGTTCAACCCAGATCATTTCATCGGTGTTCAAGTCCATGTGCATACCGGGTGCCATGCGCAAGTCTTTGTCAGCAGAAAGAATGATGTTCTTCCCCGGTGCATGTGAGCCTGCTTGCGCTAGGCCATCATCTGCTTCCTGATCTAGATGCACCATGCCTTCGCCAAACCGAAACTTCCCGATGCCCATAGAGCCCCGGATAGCGTCCAGATGACCCGGCTTCTCTTTGCCTAGCCTAGCTGCCTGATATTCCTTCTGCACTGCCTGCGCCGCCCTGCCGCCCTTGGTGGACGCCCCCGGCGTGACATGCAGCACGAACCGACCGCATCCAGCCCGCTCCATCAATTCCAGCGCCTTATCCTCGATCTGCGCCTGCTTGTACTCCAATGTTCGCAGTGGCCGAATACCGTCCAATTCGTCACGGGTATCAGCAGCGATCTGGTAGCACATGAAATCGCCGTCAATGTGGGCTACGTTTTCATCAACCCGCTTACGGGTCGCATTGCGTTGAGGTACAAGCGCATCTGCCTGTACCCCAAAGCTGTTCAGTACGTCTGACAATTAACTGTTCAGACCAAGTGCTGCGAGGATGTCATCTGCCGAACCATCGGGTTCTTTCTCCTTGACCGGATCAGGTTTCTTTTCCTCTGCCTTAGCAGCTTCTTTATTCTCAGGCTCTGCGGCCTTTTCCTTTGCAGCCTGTTCGATCACATCTGCAATGGCACCCTCTGCACCGCTGAGCATGTCAGCAAGTGCGCTGCTCTCGTAGTCTTTGGCAGCAAGGCAACGCGCCTGCACCCAGTTCTTGGATACTTCGACATCCTTTCCATCCTGCTTGATGGTGCGTACACCGTCGATGAAGATGCTGTCCCACTGTTCTTTGGTTGGGTTATCCCATAGGAGCAGTTGCAGCGGCACCGTGGCTTCGGCCACAGGCAGAACTTTCATAATCGGTTCTTCCAGCGGATCAGGCTGTGCGTTGTACAGCGGTGGACCAACGCGCCAGCCATTGTCGTCCTTGATGTTGGCGTACACCTTCTTAGGATCATCCTTATCAGCGTTGTGGATAACCGTGATCAGGAACGGCTCGTTCAGCATCTGGGCCATGTGGGTAATGTCCTCGCGCTCTGCACGCATGGCATTGAACAGCTTCTTGAAGCCAGCCTTGGACGTGGTGTACGCAGGCATGGTTTCACGCTTGATGTTCGTACGGCTGATAGTCTCGCCGTCTTTCTCGTACTCGATGTGGTGCTTCTTGCCGTTCAACTCGAACGTCAGGATCACTTCCAAAGCATCGGCCTTAGCCTTGCCATCGTACTCTTGGGCATGTTTGCCGACTTCGACATAGCCCACGAAGCGTGCAGGAGTTGGGCCAGCCGGGATGATTTCAAAGGCTTTGCGTTCCGGCTCTTTGGTCTGGTCAACAGTAGTGCCAGTCTTTGCTTGGTTCAAAAGTGCATTCATTCGTCGTCTCCATAATGGATGTGGGTTAGATCAAGCATGTTCAGCCCTGCCTCGGCCTCAACCGGGAATGGTACTGGACAGTCGATGTTGAAGAAGTGCTTCAAGTATGCCGGAATAGCTTCCATGCACTTGACGCTTGCTGCGGCTACTTCCTTGTACACAGATACGTGTGCATCAATCCATATACAGTCATGTACGGTATTAACAAGGAACGCCAGCGAGTTCCAGTTCATGCGCTTATAGAACATCCGAACCATCATCCCAAGCACTAGCTGCACTACTTCTCCTCCAGTGCCTTGAATTGGATAGTTCTTCATCTCTGGCGGGGAGAACGTGTCCGTTATTCCCTGCTTCTTCATAAACGCAGGCGGGTCCCAAGAGCGGAACGAATACACAGTACCTGTTGGGGATTGGTACTCACCACGGCGATACATACGGAACCCACGGGTGGGATCACGGAAGGGTTGTGCGGTATGATTAACCTGATGCGCAACCTTGTCATTGTATGCGGTAATCCCCGGATACATGATGTCCTCGTTCTTGATCAGCGTTTCCACGTCCTCTATTGGCATACCAGTTGCTGCCGAGATAGCAGCAGCGCCCGCACCATAAGCACGTTGGAACGAGAACTCCTTAACACCAGTCCTGCGGGATTTCCACAGATCGGCGTCGTCCTTGTTTGCAGCGCGG